ACTAGATTGACTATGGCATTTGCAAAAGGAGCGACTATGTTCGATAAAATTGTTAGCTTTCTTAAGCGAATTGTCACATATGTTTTGAAGGTTGTATCTTTCATAACAAGGCACTTCTTTCCAGAGTGTACATTGTTTGATTGGATTGATAAAGATGAAGCAGCAGACTGGATGAATGCGACGTCAGTTTTCATTGATGACACGATTTTCTCTCGGTTGGAAAATGATGCTGATGCGATTGCTCTACTATTCCAGTTAATAAAGGAAGGTGAGGAAAAACAGCAACTTATCAGTAAAGCATACAAACGCAGCACCATAATGCCAATGATTCAAAACAGATTGCGTGGTTTGTATAATGTTAGAAAAGAATTGGCAAAGAAGATCAATATCCCAATTGCCAAATTTGCGCCATTTTCAGTATATATTGCTGGTGAGTCTCAAATAGGTAAGTCATGGTTGCTAAAAGATCTAGCACAGGACCTTGAGGACATTATTCCATATAGTTCCAAGGAGTTCCATCCAGAAATGGCACCTTTTGTTGTGCCCTTAGGCAAATACTGGGACCATTATTCAGGCCAGGAAATTATTGTCTTTGATGATTTCAATCGAGTTACTCCATCTGAGATTGAGCACTCTGAACCAACCTATCTGCTTAATCTAGTTGGTCCTGCTATTGCTGTAGTACCAAAGGCTGACATTGAAAGTAAGGGGACAGTTTCAAATGCAAAATTGATTCTATGTGCTTCAAATTATCTATACCCTACAATTAATGGGATCAATGCTGAGGTTCTCCAAAATAGGCGTCATTCAACGTGGAAAGCTCAAGTCATTAAACAATATCCAGCTTGTTCAGTCCATGAAGCGCAGCAAAATGGTGAGAAAGTCTTTGAAGATGATGAGGATGAAGATGAGAGTGCAGGACCCTCCAGGGGTAGAAGTAGACCACACATGCAAAATCCAAAAGTTAAGCAAACTCTAAGGAAAGGGGCTATATTCACTTGTGCTGACTGTATGGCAATGCCAGGAACTCTTGATAGCGTGAGGAAATTTGAACACTTGAGCTTCACGCAATACAACAACTATAGTGGTAATGGGACTAAACCTATGACTGCTCCTCTAGGATACGCTGGTTTCATTCAGATTGTTCGGGCTCAAGCCGAAAAACATTACAGTGCCGCTATTATAAATTATAAAGCTGAATTAACAAGAAAAGGTGAAGACCCTGAAAATATCAAGGAGTACTTGGTTCCAAAGCGACCATTTCATGATTTCAATCGGCAGGTTGATGAGGCTAAGCGAAAAGATATACTCGCTAGTTTGGGAGGTACCATCGAAGGTTGTATTAGGCCAGCTATGCTCAATTGGTTAGTGAGAAAATGGTTTAAGCCGGCTGATATCTATAACGAAAGTGAAATTGTTAAAATGGATGATGATGAGGATTATCTTGAAGGTGACGAAGCAGTAGATGCTGCGATAGAACATGGTTGTCTCCATTTTGCTGGTCTGGATCAGATTAAGGACCTCACAAAGAATAATGACAGAGAGACAGTTAAGAAAGTTTGCAATCGCTTACAGTTTCATAGAGGATATCATGATGTTGTTTACATTAGTAGCGCAGGGGTTGGTTATGTGTTACCATCAAAGAGTAAGTGTAGTGCAGAGTGTAGCTATTTGAGTGCTACCAATTTACAGTTGAGGACAGCGTTCATAAGTGAAATTGTCTCATATTTGGTTACAAATGGAATGACTCCACATTTCGTTCCAGCAAGGTTTGTTCCACAATCACATGAAAAGAAGATCGCCGCCTACAAGAGACAGCTACTTGAAAAAGACATTGTGAGTAGAGTTAGATCTATTCGGGATACACTATTAACAATATCTGCCATTGCAATTCCAACTCTAATTTGGGTTGGGGCAAATATTTGGTTAATTAGTAAAATAGATGAAGCAGAAACATCATATATCAATAAACATGCAACGGCCCTTTTTCCATCGGGTATATATGGTGCTGTTAAGAATGAGAGTGGAGGGGGATCTGCTGGTCCTATCAAGAAGGTTGTTGCTAGGCGACACATAAGTTTGTCAAGGAATAAAATCAGACCATCTATGGACACATTGGAAAATAATTTGCGTAGGTTCAAGAGAAACGTTGTTGAAATCCGGTTTCTTGGTGAACTAGTTGCATCAGCAATCTCTTTCAGTCCAAAGTTATACTACACACAGTCTCATAGTATTCATAGATTACTCACGCTATTTTCATTGAAGGCCCAGGAATATCTTAAGGCTAACAATGTGAGTGATGATAATAGACAAAAGCTTATGTCAAATATTGCTAAGGATTTAAAGGTGTCCTTTGAGAGTGTTAGCAAGCAGGAAACCAGTATAATTGTTGAGATCAGCATGGCCCAACTACTTAAAATGAACAACAATCTATTTGTTTTTACAGGTGATAGTGATGGCTGTTTGTTGGTTGTTGATAATGAAAACATCAAAACATCTGGATTATGGGATGATGTCCAAAGTGAGCGAAATTCAATTAGTGAATCAAACATGTCCGTAATGAGATACCGAAGAGATAAATGGTTTGACATGAAGGATGCAGTAAATACTCTGATTATTGAAAATGATGAAGTTGAGTATCTTGAAGAGCACTGTCCATGGGCAAAAGACTATGGTATGGTAGATGAGGGCTATGTCAAATTTGTAGTTCAAGGTTATCGCTGTAAAAACATCTATGGCCAAGATGCTAAAACTATGTGTGGATCTATTATTATTGATAAAACTACAGGAAAGATTTTGGGTGTAATGTCTGCATCCTCAGACAAGTACTTGTGGTTTAATGCGATAACACAAGAAAGTTTGCGCCATTACGGAGCTTGTCATAATATTGGGAAATTGATTGTTGAGACCACACCAACTAATGCTGATCTTGTGGCATTCCCATCAAATGTGGAAGTATTTGCAACTAGTCCACCCAGTCGCATTTTTCATTCTACAAAAGATGAGTTTTTACCATCGAGTATTGCCGGTGAAATGAGTCAAACGCATCGGAAACCAGCTAATATCGAGGTTGATCATGATCGTGGTGTGAAATCCTTTGAGAGGGGGGTGAAACACTATAGTCCACATAAGGATTTTGATTTTGACCTGCAGGACATTTTTGATGATGTTGAACAAGGTTTTGTTGCAATGGAAACAGATTTAGAGTTCTGTGATGTAAGGACTGTTCGGGAAGCAATTTGTGGAATACCTGGGAAGGTGAAATCAATTGATATGAACACAAGTCCGGGTTTTCCATTTGTTGAAGATCCAGCACTCAAAGTTAAAAGAAATTTATTTCAGTTTGATGATGAGGGCTTGGTAACTGGTATAAACAAAACATTGCAGGAAATGATGGTTTTGGAAATGGACATGATGAAGAAAGGCCAGGATGTTGCGACAATTTATCAAATATCGCATAAAGGGGAATTGTTGGAAGATCCAGACAAGGTTAGGCTTATCCAAGGAAGTCCTATTAGTTTAAGCTTGCACACACGCCAGTACTTTATGGATTTCAATTATGCTTTTCAGTTTGATCGAATGAATCTTGAACATGCAGTGGGAATAAACCCTTATGGTTTAGATTGGGACACATTAACAAGAAGGTTGCTTAACACAGGTCGGCATATCCTTGTTGGTGATTACTCAAAGTTTGGTCCGAGGTTGTACAACAAGTTTGTTGATATGGCTTACGAGATTATGATTTCGTGGTATACTGAGCAGGGGGCCACTGAAGAATCTAATCTTGTGAGAAGAGAATTGAAAAAGAGAGTAATCAATTCATTAAATATCGCCTATGATCGCATTTTCCAAGTGAAGTGCGGTAGCCCATCTGGGGCGATAAATACAGTTATTGTTAATTCCATCTGTAACATGCTGTATTTTAGAACTGCCTACAAAGGAATTATGTCAGAAAAGAGACCTGAATTGGCCACTATGCATGCATTTAGAGAAAAGATTTGCTTGTTTGTGTATGGTGATGACGTTATTGCAAGCGTGGCTGAGGATATCATTGATGTATTTAATAATCGAAGTATCAGTGATTTCTTTGCACAGTATGATATTAAATACACCGATATCATAAAAGATGGAGAAATAAGACCATATTGTAGCATAGTAGATGCTACGTTTCTTAAGGAAGGTTTTAAACTTTTTACTGAAACTGGGGTTCCTGGAGGCATTTGGATATGTCAACCAAGTAAGAAAGGTTTGATTGATATAACCAACTGGATCCGAAAACCCAGAGGTAATCTTAAGAAAGAGGCCCGAAGTCTGGAGGAAAAACTTGCCACAGTCGTGAACTGTGAGACCTCTTTGAGACTGATGTGGTTTTATGGAAGGGAAGAGTTCAATGAGTATCGAACTAAATTGAGAAAAGCAATCAAGGACAAGATTGGAAACGAACATAAAATGACCTTCTATACTTTCGATGGTCTGCAGGTGGAACTTGGGTATCCACCTGTTCAACAAATGAAAGATCCTGGAGTTTTGACATCATTGACTACCAGGGGAGCCTATGAATTTTTATTAGGTTCTGATTAAAAGTGACAAGTAAGGACGATGGAGCTATAATGTATGTGAGGGGGTGATGAGCCAACTAGCAGATTATGTAAGACTAACCGTCCACTTAAATAATATAATCAAAAATATGGAA